GGTTATACATACGAATCGGAATGGCCGATACCGCATAACCGCCGGTTTGAGGGGTAACGCCCATGTAATCCATAAGGGAGCCGATGGGATAGCCGTCTGGAACAGGGGCTAGAATCGACGGTGGAGACGAGGCGTTCATGCCGTCGGGTCCGCCCGTAATGAAATTTTGCCAGTTGTCCCAGACAAGGCGGGTAGGTACGAAGAAATGGTGAATGCGCATGTGGACCGTGTGCATCACCGGTGTGACTAGTGGAGTCACGCGAGCGAAAATGCTTGTATTGTGTTGGAAACTATCGCCAGGAAGGACTTCCGTTAGTCCGATCGGGACGAGTTTACCCATTCTGCACGAGAGGAGCTTCTCGTTCGAGAGTGAGAATTTGTTACGCTTCATATATTACCTTTCTTAGAAAACACTTTTTGTTTATTAACTAAATTCAGGGACGCTTGTTCGTTTTTTTCCACGAGCCAGTTTTTAAATGCCTCCTTTCTGCCTGTTGACGGGATCTCCGCAAAGCGCGGATCTTTTTTAAAGTCTTCGTACAATTGAGACATCTGCAACTCGAATGCTTTAAGATGTACAGGAGATGTAGATTCCTCTGGAAAGCCCAGGTGGTTTCTAAGTTTGCGGCGTAAATACCGGGCCAGCGGCAATTTTTTTCCGGATACACGAAGTTCGTTAGGAACATCTTGATTTCTAAGAATGAACTCCGAGCCATGGTCAGTAGTGAGTGAATCTGCCAGGGTAGGAATAGCGAGAGCGCCGATTCCGGGACGCAAGGACATCCGTGCGAATTCTGGGTGTCTACCATTTAACCTCTTGTCGTCTTTAGACGTCATTTTTTTAGTTACGTATCCTGCAATGTACTGGGCAGATTGGCGCGTAAGATCGCCAGCGTAAACGAAACCCTTTCCCCAAGCTTCAGTAAACCATTCCGTTTTATCGGGTCCAATTCCAAAGATCGCAGCGTGGTAATGAGCTCGGCCACTTCTGTCTCCATATTCTCCACACGCAAAATAGCGGAGTTTATTGGGATAGATGATCTTCCTAAGTCGTTTCCAAAAGTCCTGAAGGTCCTTCGGTCGCAGGTTGGTGTCATCGGACATTTTTGGATCATACGTAAGAGTAAGGAAGGTGTTTTCTGCATGGCATCCACTTTCTAATACAATTCTGTTAGTCCATTCGCGGCGCTTGTTAATGCGACAGGGTTGACATTGCCCGCAGCCATATGGCTGCGAGCCTTTCATGAAAGGATTCTTGCACCTCACCAGCGGTATCCGATGCGTTGAGCTTTTACGCGTCTGCTGCGGCCCGCTGAGCCACGGCGACGGCGTTTGAAGGATCTACGGCGTCTCATGTTTTCCTTTCTACCAGGACTGTAAGTCCCAGTTGCGAGTGCGTTTTAAGTTCTTCATAGGCCGGGTAAGTGGGTTGTCTCCGGCCGGGCCTTTTGCGGGTTGAAATTCCTGTTTCCAGGCGTTCCATTCCCAGCGGTCGTAGCCGGGCGGGAGTGGATAGTCCCTAGGGTTCGGTGGTTTGTGGCCACGAAACGCCGGGATGAAGTGATTGCGATAAGCCCAAGCTAATTCAGGGATGAGTTGGTCCTCGATGCGCTCTTTTACGTCCTTGGATGGAGCGATCGAAAGGCCTGTAGGGGTCTCGATGTAGCTGTAGTCATTGACTGAGCCTGCTTCTTGTCCGCGAGAACCTGGTTGAGAGACTGTCCGCTCGGCTGGGTTAACCTTAACTAAGCCCGAGGAGTCTGTCTGACCGGGGATAAATGAATTTGAAGTGGTCATCGGGAGACCTTGGCCCCGGTTTTGGTTCATAAGAGAAATCTCGGAGCGAAGCTTCATGTTTTGGAGTTCCGAGTTCTCGATTTGTAACTGGTTTTGTTTAAGCTGTTGTTGTTCAACTTGCTCATTTTGGGTAATAGCCGCCGAAGCTGCGCGGCCCGTATTCTGTCCAACTCTGCCAATAGCATCCGAAACGGAGTGGTCTGGAGTGCTTGCGAGGGGCTGAGATACCGGTGTGTAGGACATGGTGTTTGCGCCGAGGGCATAAAGAGGGTGAATTCCGGCAGCCTTCGCGTCTGCCACTTTCCATCTGATGCCTTCCTTCGCGAAACGCTCTTGATTGATACGCTCGTTTTCTGCAATTCTCGCTTCATTTTGCCTAGCCTTTTCGTTTTCGCGGCGCTGCTGATATGCCTGCACCATAGGTTTAACGATACCGCCGGATTGCATGAGTCCACCGGCTGCTGCTGCCCAAGCCATGTTATTTCCTTTTGCAAGATATTTGGGACCGCCAGGTCCAGTTTGGTTTTTTTCGTCGGCCGCTACCGCGGCCGACTTTCCTCAGGGCGTGTAGGACTTCTTTTCTCTGGTTACGTCTGACACAGACTGTCGTGGATTCAGGTGTATCAAATTGCACTGCAACTTTGGTTTGTTTGAAGTCTAGTGGTTTAAACTTCGTATTAGGCCTGAGGTTGCGATTTTGATATGCCGGGATACTTAGACGTACCGGACGAGAATTAAAATCGGTGACGGGCCTGTCAGGCCCGTCTGGGTGCCACATTCTTCTGTCGCTTACCCCACGCAGTGGGCTAAGCGGTTGAAGAGATCGAGGAGAAGGTGAATACGAAACGGGCAACCTTCGGTTAGCGATTGCATTGACATCGCGCCTTTTCTTTCCGTTGGATCTTCCCATAGTGCTTTCACCCCTCGATTCTTTTTATTGTGTCACCTAGCACAGTACACATCAAGTAGTGTACTGGTTTTACTATCCGCGTTAGAGTACTAACGCGGATCGTCTTTTCGGGCATTTGCCCTTTTGGTCTCGGCTACAAGCTCCTCTGTAAGCCTAAGAGCCTTTTCGGCTGGAGTTTCTTTTTTCTCGCGCTTAACCGGACGGAAACGCGCGACACGCTCTTTAGCCTTTTCTTCCATCTGGAAGTGTTTAATTTCAAGAGCGATATCCTCTTCGAATTGACCGGGTTTTTCTTCCTCGTGAGGAGATTTCCAGGTCGGGTCCTCTTCTATCTCGAAGTCGTTGGCTTCCTCGAAGGTCTCAAAGCCCTGCCTCGCGGCAAGGCGTTGATGTTGACCTAGGAAGCGAACCATTTTTTGTTCGAGGGTTTCAGGGACGCCCATTCCGACTGGTATTTCTACCGGGGTGCGGTCGAGAGACTCGACCGACCGGGGTGTGTTTCTGTTTTTTCTAAGCAACTTACGCAACATAATTCCTCCTAGATTATCCATGAGCCTGTGTTCCCAGATACAAGACGTCGAGCCTGAATCGAATGCATGGCCTTAATGTACAATTGGTCTTCTGGCTCCTCCGGAGTCCCAGGGACCGCGTAAACGCGATCGGTTGGGTCGCAGGTGACGAAGGCTCCGTTGAGAGTTGGTTCCGCGTCAAACTCACGAGCCATGTGCCAATCCTTAAGAGTAGTACGGAACTGTCCTGCAACCGTATTCTCCTGACGCCGATATTCTTCGTAACGATTCTGCCAAGCGCCCCAACCTTGAGTGGCGTCTGTACCCGCCGCCGCATAAATTTCCCCTTTTAAAATCTCTTGTTGGCCTATGTGTTCAAGCTCTCGTTGCCAGTAGTCCTCTTTGGTTTGTCTGAAAAAGGTCCGAGGAATTCCTTGAGTGTAAACCGTCTTGGGTCGTACGGAGAGTAGCGTGATGACGTAGCCGTGTTCTTCGAAGAAACGGCGGTAGCGATTAGAACGCATCGCTCCAATACCATGGCCTTTGAGCTCTCCAACGCCGACTTGCTCATCAGATGAACCGTCAACTGACTCGGGCGTAGTTTGAAGAACTTCACTAAACTGAAGAACGGAGGAACCGCCGCCAAGATATTCCGGACGCTGAAGACGAGCATCAGAAGAACGAACACCAAGGTACGCAAGGTACTCGGTATATCTCGAGCCATAGCGAGCACGAGCTTCTTGATATCTAAGGAGCGCGTACGCCTCGCGGAGGTCGAGAAGGGAGCCTGCTGCATCTGATAAGTCCGTTTCTAGACCTGATTCGTTACCGTAGGTCATTTGAGCGTTAGAGGTTGCTCCGTTCACATAGAGGTGAGCAGGAGGAGTAATATCAGTGGCAAGAACGCCATTTGTAGCGCCGCCACCGTTAAAAGTAGGAACATTGCCATTTGACACCACCGGAGCTGCTGCCGCCATAGGGATTGAAATCTCGGGGCCTTTTTGAGCCCAAGGGCGGGCGCTTGTAAAGTAATCTTTTTCCCAGGCGATATTTTGACAAATCACAGGGGAACTAGAGTCAGGGCCATCGGTCTTCGGGACAGGGAGAGGAGCTACGAGGTCTTCGTCGCGGAAGTACTCGTTGAAAATCAGGTTATACATACGAATCGGAATGGCCGATACCGCATAACCGCCGGTTTGAGGGGTAACGCCCATGTAATCCATAAGGGAGCCGATGGGATAGCCGTCTGGAACAGGGGCTAGAATCGACGG